GCGGCAGACCGTAGAGCGCATAGACGAGCCGCGCTGCCGTCGACGTCCGAAGACGGCCGGGCGAGAGGTTCCAGGCTGATTCGCGGAAGGTCGCCATCAGGTCACCAGCGTCACGGTCGTGTCATCTAGGTCGCCGCCCCAAATCGGGACTTCATTGCCAGCGATCGCGATGTCGGTTTCAGAAACGAGCTGCGCTTTGAGCGCCCCGGGTACGGCGGCGGTGATGATCTCGATCAGCTTTCGCCAGTAGATCCGCCCCGGCGTCGGGTCGATGACGACGCCACCGATGTCGACGTTGATGACGTACGCTTCGAGCGCGTCGGAGACGAGCTGTTGCGCTTGCTCTTCGGTGACACCGAGCGACGACGGGATCCAGATCGTGCACGGCGCGGTGATCGACTTGTTGACGGCGCTGAGCGCGGTCGCGTTGAAGCCGTAGTGTGTGACCTTCTCGTCGAAGGCGGCTTGCACAACGTCGACGTCGGGGCTGGAGATCGCGCCGCTCGCGCTCGCGACGTAGACGGCGCCGGTGCCATCGCCGACAGCGGGCGGAACTCGCACCCGGGTAACACCGACAGGTGACAGGTTCGCGCGGCGAGCGGTCTTCGCATAGTAGGAGTAGGCTCGTTTGACTCCGCCGATCGAGCGAGCCGCAACGGAGTCGCGGCAGAGCTGTCGAAGGCTCGGATCGGTCTGCTCGTCGAGGCCGACGAGGGCGATGGTGTTCGTGCAGGTGACGCCGAGGAGCGTCGTGACGAGCTTCGTGATCTTGCCCGTGAGGGCATTGCTCGCTGAGCCCGCCTCGTCGGCAATGACGTCGACTGTCAGGGTGCCGCCCGGCGCGAGCGTTCCGCCGGTTTCGTTCCGATAGGTTTTATTTGTGTCGACGTGAGCAAAGACGATGTCTTGCGGATCGAACTCAAAGAACTTCGTCCCCGTGTTCGTAAGCGTGATGGCGAGGGGAGCGCTCGCATACGTCGCTTCGATGCGGTCGACGTTGTAGCCCTCCTTCGCGAGCAGCGTGAGCCACGCCCCCTGAGCGAAGTCGAGGAAGCGGCTCGCCGCAATGATCCGGACGGCTTCACCGTTCGTCGTGTGCAGCGGGGCGAAGAGCGCTACGAGGATGCGCGTGAACCCGCCCTCGGCCCAATTCTCCGTCTTGAGGCCGACGGCCTTCGCGATATCTTCAATGCGCTGCTTCCAGCTGGCGAGCGGCACCGACTGCAAAAGCTGAAACAGCGGGATCTGGATCGCCATCAGACGGCCCCCGGCAAGAGTTTGACGGCGAGGTTGAAGCCAGAGTCACCGGCTCGACCGACGAGCTCGAAGGGGCCCTCAGCGGTTTCGCACTTGATCGCGATGTCGTAGTCGACGGCGCCGTTCTTCGCGACGCTGCGGCTGATCGTCGACTCGACGCTGAGGATCCGTTCGTCTTTCTTGAGCTCGGAGCGGATCTTGTCGGGAAGCGCCGCCTCATCCTCCTCGGAGTCGAGCGCACCGATCACGCCTTCGAGATCGAAGCCGTAGCCCTCGGGCGAGTCCTCGACGACGATGCCCTGATCGGGCGTGGTGCGGAGTCGCCAGTAGGCATCTTGCGCGACGAGGTCGACGCCGGTGACGGTGCGCGTCTCATCGACGTCCTCCACCGAGTAGAGGTCAAGGCCGAGGTTAGTCGTCATGTGACGACCCCCGTTCCCGTGACCGGCCCCCCGCCGGGTGGCGCGACGAGTAGCGCGGGCAGCACGATCGCGGCCGCGGTGATATGCGAGACGACGGCCGAGGCGATCGCGTTGCAGGTTGCAGTGAGGGCCGCGTTATCGACAGCGCCGCTCGAAGGCTCGGCGAGCAGTGCAGCCTTGATCGCAGCTCCGAGCGTGGTGGCGTTGAGGGCCATTACGCGATCCTCGTGATGGCTGAGCCGCCGGTGATGGTGCCCGCAAACGGGCCAGCAACGACGGGGTCAGTCTGTCGCGCGGCCCCGAGCAGCGCGGCGGCGCCGAGCAGGATCTCGTCGGCGTCAATCGAGAGCGACGGCGCTGCGAAACCGCCGCCGTCCGCTTCCTCAAACCCGGTGACGATCGGGCGCCCCGGGGATGCGTCGACGAACTGCACGAGGACCGTCGCACCCTCGGCGTGCTCACCCTTCGCACCCGGGATGCCGGGGCGAACGGGCACGCGTTGAAGCGGCGGCATGCCCGTCGACACGCGCACCGGCTCGAGGTTCAGCCGCTCGAGCTCCTGAGAAACGATCCGATACTCGTAAACGCCGCGGAACCGGCGCGAGGGGTCGAGCTGATCGAGCAGCCCGCGAAGGAGCGTGAGGCGGCGCGACGTCGTGGTGATGCCGGCTCCCCAGATCGTCGTCACGAGGCCGGCCCCCGGCGCGAGCTCGTGCTGCACGTCGACGGCCTCGATCCCCTCGACGACGACGCCGGGCACGATCGCGGCGATCGACTCGGCGCTGAGCGTCACGATCCGGCGGGCGCGGTCGACGCCGAGGACGGTCACGGGGGTCGTGAGCACCGTCGCCGGCCGCTTGCCGATCACGGTCATTCCGTCCGACTCGCGGACGTACCAGGCGGAGGGAGCGAGCTGCTCGAGCGTCCGGGCGGCGGGCCCTTCTTCCCGCGCCCACGATGGCCCGATACGCGTCTCGGGCGGGGGGAGTGTCGTCGGGTCGATCGTCTCGCCGCAAGCGCTAGCGGCGTCGATGAGCACGGTCGAAGCCTTGACGCCGGCGTCGTTCGCGTAGCTCTTCGCGGGGATCTTCTTTCCCCACCCGCCGGCGCCGGCGGCGACGCGGAAGCTCGAGCGCCCGACGGGGCCGGCGCCGCCGGACATGACGGTCCCGACGAGCGTGAGGTCAGCCACCGCGGGCGACACGCGTCCGGTGAGCGCCGCCTCGACGTCGAGGGATGCTTCGAGCCAGGGGATACCCCACGCGGGAAGGTTCACCCGCGTGCGTAGGACGTTGTGCCCGCTGAGCGTCGCGGTGCTCATGGCCGCTGAGCCTCCTTGAGCAGCTCGTCGATCTGCTTCTTCAGATCGGCATTCGGGTCGGGCTTCGCGGTCGTCGCCTTCGTCGAGCTCGGGGTGCCGCCCTTTTTCTTCGCGGGTCGGAACTCGAGGAACTTGACGACGACGGTCGCGCCGCCCTTGCCGTCGTGCACCATGCCGCCGATCCCCGCCTTCGAGACGCTCTTGATGTCGTTCGCGGCGAGATCGGGGTGATAGATCGCCAGTGCTTTTGGAGTGCCACTCGAGGGGAGCGACGAGCGGATGAGAGCGGCGAAAGTCTCCCACTCGGCAAACTCGTCGAGGGGGATCGTCGGATCTTTGAGGAGCGCGAACGAGGCTTGGAACTCCGTCACCTTCTCGCCCTTGTGCGTCGTGCTTCCGCCGCCTGAGCCGTCGGGTTCCTTGACGTCCCACTTCTCGTTTCGGTCGTGACCGGAAAGCGTGACGATGCCGGGCGACTTGCGGCCAGCAAGCTCGATGACGTCGTAGAGCCCGGGGTGATCGACGGGGTTAGGCATTACGCCGGCACCTCCCCGCCGCCGATCGAGACGCCCTCACCCTCGAGCCACTTCGTGATCTGATCGATGAAATCGTGGGCTTGCTCTTCGCCGTTCTCGCCCTGCACGATGACCTGGCCGATCGACAGCGAGAGCCCGCCGCCGGCGCGAGACCCGCCCGCACCGGCGGAGGCAGGGGGGGCGACCATGGCCGCGAGCGACCCTTGCGCCGCATCCGCGCCGTCCTCGACACCTTCGGAGAACCCGGCCGCGGTGTTGCTTCCGATGTCGGCGAACACGGCGGAGGGGGACGCGATGCCGAGCAGCTTCTTCGCGCCGTCGATCGCGCCGTTGACGACGCCCGCCATCGCGTCATAGACGGCCGCCCCCGCACCCGTGATCCCCTTGACGAGGCCTTCGACCATCTGACGGCCGATGTCGACGAACCCGACGACGACCTGGCCGAGCCCCTTGACGAGAGCCACGCCGACAGCGATCGCGACTTCGATGATCTTGTAGAGCGCGAACCCGAGGGCTCCGATAGCCGCAATGAGCGCGAGGAAGTTGACGACAACGAGCGCCACGGCGACCGCCAACGTTCCGCCAATGATCGCGGCCCCAATGAGCAACGCCGTGCCGAGCGCCTTGATCGCGCCGGAGTAAGGTTTCAGCGCGATGTATGCCTTGAGCGCGAGGATCTCGGCGTAGAGGAACATGCGCTCGATCGCCGGAATGACGCCTGTCGCGCCGTCGACGAGCGGCTGAAACAGCGCCTCAAAGAGGAACTTGAGCGCCCTGCCGCTTTCGGTAGAGGCGTCGAAGAGAGCGCCGAGTGTTTGGATCCCCTCGAGCAGCGGATCGATCTTGAGCCCGCCGAACGTAGCCGCGATGTTCTCGCTGAACCGCTTCGACTGGAAATCGAGCGACAGCATCTGAGCCTGAAAGTCGGGCCCGAACTTCAGTTTCGCCGCTTTGACTGCCGCGGTTTCGAGCGCGGTCGATAGCGCTTTGCCGCGAAGCCCCGCGTCGGCGAGGCCCTTGGCCATACCCATCAGTTCTTCGCGCGTGCTCGGAACGATCGTGCCCAGCCGGTCGATGGTCGCCGCGAGCTCGGCTCCGCCTTCGGAGCTCCGAGCAATGCCATCCATCAAGAGACCTTGCGTGCGGTTCGCGTCGGCGAGGCTCACGCCCCACTTCGTGATCCCGACGGCGGCAATGAATGCGGCCGAGGCGATGGCCACGATGGCGACGGCGATCGCGAGGTACGGGCCCGCCGTCCCCATGGCGACGCGGAGCTTCGAGAAACCCGTAGCGACGCCGAGGATCTTCTGGCCGGCAATGCCCGCGGGACCGCCGAGCTTGCCGAATGCCTCGGCCATCTCGTTGACCTTCCCGGTACCGGACGCCGCGAGCTGCGCCTTCGCTGCCTTGTCCGCGGCCGCCTTCACATTGCCGAGTCCCTTATTGAGATCGGCGTGCTTGGCCGTCGCTGTCGCGGCCTTCGAATTGAGCACGTCTAGCGCAGCGGCCTCGGACTTGAGCGCGGCCGCGGCCGCGTTCGATCTGCCAACGGCTTCGTCTTGTCGCTGAGCGAAGGCCCAGATCTGCTTCTCGGCGCGCGCGATGCTCTTCGCGTCACCGACGTCGAGCGCCGCTTGCAGCTTGCCCGTGAGCTCCGTAGCTCGAGCGCCGAGCTGCTCGACCATCTTGGCCGCCTTGTCGGCCGCCGCTTCCGTCGCCGCGTACGACTTCTCGCCGGCGGCTACCGCATCGTTCGCATGCTTCGCCGCTTCCGCCGCGTCCTCGAGCGCGGAGGTCGTTGCCTTCGTCGCCGACTCGAAGTCCTTCGCGGTCGCGCCGGCGGCGAGCATTCGATCACCGAGCGTGGCGACGGTCGCGACGGCGCTGTCGCCGCCGCTGAACTTCGCTGCGAGCTCGATGAGAAATTGCGTACGGTCGTCGGCCATGATCTCACTTCTTCGGCATCAGAGCGACGCGGAGCCGACAGACGGCTTCCGCAAAAACAATGAGCCCAGCCTTCGCGTCGTCCGACCTCATCTCCTCGGGCACTAGTTCCAAAAAGCAATCAGCGAGCGCGTAATGATTCCCTTGCGCCTGTTCGACGCGCTCGCTCAGTCTTTTCCCTTCGCCTCCCCGAGCCGAACCGCCTCGGCGATCGCGTTGTCGTGAATCGATGGCCACTCGGTTTTCATTCGCGCGTAGGTTTCTTTATCCGCGGGATAGACGATGCAGCACTCCGCGAGCTCGTCGGCCGCATCGCCCATTGCGAGCGTGTCGACGGTTCCGTTCTGCTTCCGTGCCTTGCGCGCCTTGTGCCGGTACCGCTTGAAGTAGTCCTCCGCTGGCGTCTTGACGACAACGACTGTCGGCAATCCCTGCACGAAGGACGACGTTTCGAGCACGCTCACGCGGTCGTCGCCGAACTCGACCTCGAGCTTGTCGACCTCGACGATGTCCTTTTCGTACTGCTCTCGACGCGCCTTCGCGATCCCCTCTTTTCGCGCCGCGCGCCGTACTTCGATCTCTTCGATGCTCATACGAAACCTTTCCCGCGGGTGACTGCTCAGAGCAGCACGACCCCGTCGTCTTCTTCGAAGTGCGTGATGCTGAGAGGGATCTCGATCTTCTGAGCGTCGGGCCCCTCCGCTGCGTCGAGCGTGCGACCGACGACGCGAGCGCCGACGATCTTGAACTTGTGGATCTCCGAGTCGCCCGGCGGCGAAAAGGTGACCATGACGTCGAATGCGACGAGAGAGATCTTCTTGTTCACCGAGGCGAGCGCCGTGCGGTGAGCTCGCCAGCCGCCGAGGTAGAACGTGATCGACGCATCGCTCTCGAGCTCGCCGACGGTGCGCGCGAGAATGCGCCCGCCGCTCGTGCCTTTCTTGACGCCGACGGTGACCTTGTCGCTCAGCTTGAAACCGGCGTAGTCGTTCGTCTTGATCGTCTGACCGCCGTAGAGGGCGATCGTCGTCTTGACGTCCGCGTAGCTCGGCTCGAAGCCTTGAATGGTCGGATACTCTTGCTCAGCCATGGTCGCTCACCTCGGCCGGTCAACCGGCGGTCTGAACACGCACGCGCGTGCTGATCTTCTCGATCGTTCCCTTGAGCCGTAGATCCACGGTCCCGGTCAGCTCGGCGTCCGGAATGTTGAGGATGTCGTCGCGGCTCGCACTCCAGCTGACATCGCTGGCGCGTTTCCCCTCGCGCTTATTCTGCAAGAGGGCGATCTTGAGCGCGGAATTGATCCGGCCCTCGATCTCGCTGAGGCTGTCCTCCGTCGCCGTCCCGTCGTCGTTGAGCTCGAGGTCGACGCCGATCACGAGCTCGGTCTCGGCCTGAGCGACGTTGCATGCGATGTTCGCCACGTGCATGTTTTGCGTGCGCGAAAGTAGCGAGCCGTCGTCGGCGCGCGTGAGCGAGAGAGCGATGTAGGTGCCCCCGCCGTTCGAATAGGTGCGGAAGCACGTGAACCGTCCGAGGAGCAAGCCGCCGTCGGTGCGCTCGTCGTGCTCGGTCTTTACGCCGCGCTTCTCGAGGTACCAGCCAGGGAGCGCGCCGAGGTCCTTGCGGAACGTCGCAACCTGCACGTCATGCTGATACTCGACGATCGACGCAGCCCACGCCGGGGAGCGTCGCAAAAACCAATGCGTGATCGGAGACTCCTTGTAAGCGCGCCCGCCGGCCATGTCGATGCGCGGGGCGCTGTCGATGTCCTCGAACTCGTCCTCGATGTCGGCAACCCAATCGGCGTCGCTCTCGCCGGCGGTGATCGTCGCGTTGTACGATCCGATCACCTCGGCGGTGAGGTCCTGTGTGTCGAGCGTGAGAACGGTCGCGGTCACGGCCGTGATGAGCTTGTCCGCGAAGTTGTTCGTCGAGGTCCCGGCGACGGTGATGAGGTCCCCGACCGCGAAGCCGTCGGCGAGCCACGAACCGCCCGAGCGAGTGATCGTGTCGGCGGTCGCGCCGACTTCGGCGAAGGTGAGCGCGTGCGAACCGGTGATCACGACGCCCGATGCCGGCCCCTCAGCGACGAGATCTTGGGTGTCGAGCGTGAGCACTGTCGCGGTCACGGCGGTGATCTTCGCGTTGGTGAAGTTGTTCGACAGCGATCCGGAGACGTCGACAGCCATCCCCACGGCGAACCCGTCCGACACGAACGAACCGGCGGACCGCGTAATCGTGTCTCCGGTACCGCCGACCTCGGCGAAGGTGATCGTCGGGGTGCCGGTCATGCGCACACGGACGCGGGACATCGTCGCTTGAAACGTGCGATCGCGCACCGACACGCGAGCGAGTGAGCACCGGTCGTCCGCCGTGGCGTAGCTGTTGATCTGGGTGAGCACTGAGCTCGCGAGCGCGAAGGTGGAGATGTTGCCGATCACGAGCCAGTTGCGGGACTGCTTTTGCTGATCCTTGAGCGCGGTCTTCGCGGCGGCGATCCCGTCCGAGTCCCACATCGGACCGGTCGTGCTGAATCGAAGCACGGTATCGCCGGTCGTGAGCGAACCGGCACCGAGGCCGAGCTCTAGCCCGAGATAAGGGATGACGTAGCTCGTCGCCGTTCCGACTCGGATCGTCTTCGGATCGGAGAAACCACCGTCGAGCACGAGTCCCAAAAGGATCTGATCGGTGCCGACGACGCCACCGCGGATCACGGTGACGATGCCGTCGACCTCTTCGAGCGCGCCGGCGGCGCCGACGGAAACGCTCACCACCGAGGTGTTCGTGTTGCCCGAGGCGTCCACCCGGCCGACGGTGCCGGGCGTGGCAATCGGGATGCCGCAGAAGATGACCGGCTTCTTCGTCTCGTCGAAGTGCAGCCCGCAATAGTCCACGGCCGGCGCGTAGTCGTGTTGCTCGAGCAGCGCGCTCGTCGACGAGAAAACGCGCGGCACTGCGTCGGCGTTCTGCGAGACGCACGCGATCACGGTGAGGACGTCAGTACCGGCGCCGCTCGCCCCGGCTTGCTGATCGAGTTGGACTGTCGCTCTCGGAAGTTCCGGCATGGTCGTCTCCTCAACACGCTGTCTCGGCGTCCACGGGCGGAGTGCCCGCGGCGCCGGGTTCGTCGCTTGCTTTCGTCGTGCTCGTGACGGCCACGCCGCCGGGGCCGATCTTCACCGTCGGCCGCGCTTCGCCCGCCCAAGTGCGGCGCTCGATCCCGCGGTCGATCGAGAGCTTGATCTCGTAAACCGCGCCGCCGAACACCGCGGAGCCGGCTGCGTCTTGGGGGGTCACGAAGCGGCCGGCGCCGTATTGAATGAAGTTCTTTCGGGCGCGCACGAGGTAGTCAAGCTCGGCGAGCACGTGACCGCGCACTTGATTGGCAAGCCGCGAGTGATCGCGCCAGCCAGCGTTCGAAACGTTCGAGCGCGCGTAGATCAGGATCTGCACGCCCTGCCAACACACGAGCGGCATGCGCGGGTTTGGGTGCGTGCCCTTCGGAGTCTCGAAGGTGTCTCCGTCGTCGTCGTACTGAACAACGATGCGATCGGTCGTCGAATAAAGGTCCTCGCTCGACTCGGGCCCGAACACGACCGGGAAGGGAACGCCTTGCGCGGCGAGCGCAACCGCGAGCTGATCGGTGATCGCGGCGAGCATTACCCGACCCCCTTGAGCTTGGCGTGGATTACCGCGTTCGTCGTCTCGCGGAGCGCCGCGACGTATTTGATGGGGAGCTTTCCGCGCGGGAAGATCGGGCGCTTGCCGAGTTGGAACTTTGCGTAGCGCGGGCCGAGCTGCGCGCGGAGACGCGTGCCCGTCGCGACGTAAGCGACGCCGCCGGCGAGCGCACCGGAGTCGCGAAGCGTGACGCGCTCCCCGTCTTCGCCCGGGGCCCATGCGTCGCCGTAAGCATTCTCGCTCGCGTTGAACGTCTCGCGCCCGAGCGCGGTGATCTTGCCCGCGGCCGCGGTCGCGACCTTCGCGCCAACCGTCCGGGGGAGCTCGCGGATTGATCGCTCGAGCGCACGCAGTTTGCCGATGTCTCCGCGGAGGCCGCTCATGGGAGCGTCCCTCCCCGCGATCCCGAGGGCACGCTTTCGGAATAGGAGAGGTTCGTGCTTCGGGTCGCAGTCGCGTCGCGAAGCGGAAGCCCCGCGCCGATGCGCTTGAATTGAGCGAGCGCACCGACCTCCATCTCGTTCATGCTCTCGCTCGACTGCCCACGAATGAGCAGAAGCTTCTTCGCGGCCAGCTCGGCGACGAGCGCGCGGATCTCGACCGGCACCGGCACGGTTAGAGGGACAGCGTGCGCGGGCAAGCAACGATCGGCGAAGCGGGAATAGCGCTCGATCGTCTCGTCGACGGGAAGCGGCGTGGCGACGTAGACAGAGGTGCCGTTCGTCGTGAGGTCGATCGCCGCGCCGCTCGAAGTCGCTGCGACCTTGAACAGCGAATCGCTCACGCGGATCGCGTAGTACGTTGTGCCGGAGATGATCGGCGAAGGGAGTGAGCCACTGCCCTCGACGCGAAAGACGAGCTCGACGTCGGTCTCGAAGCCGTGACCGTCGAGCTCGAAGGTGTCGCTCGACGAGAGCACCGACGCGCATCGTCGCCCCGGGTTCGCGAGCAGCCCGCGAGGGAGCCCGTACCGGTACAGATCAGCGCGCGTGGCGTAGAGGTTCGGCATGACCCTTCACGCCCCAAAGCCCCGGCCCCAATGCGAACGGGGTGCGGGGCTGGGAACTGTTACGCGCTATGCGTATTAGGGCGCGGTGCCGGCCCAACGCTGAATGCACTGCGGAAGTGCGAGCGCGCCATTGCCGCGAAGGATGTACGCAATGCCGACCTTGAGCGTCGACTTGTAAAGAGCGTCCGTCTTGTCTTGCCGGATCTCTTCGGGCGAGCCCTCGTCTTGCGTGACCCAAGGTTTCATCCCCGGCTTGTTCAGCGCGAGCGGGTACCACTGATCGTCGTCGGTGAACTCGTCGCAAGGGATCGGGATCACCGTGCCCTTGTAGATGTTGTTGACCGAGCCGAACGCCGAGCCGACCGCTTCGATGATGAGATCCTTCTCGAGAATGCCGCGCCAGAGTTCGGTCTTCGCCGTCGCGTGCAAAACGTGCGTCATGCGGAGTCCGAGCGATCTGCCGTTCGGCGCCTTGATAAGGCTGAAGTTCGTCATCGCTTCCGCGAGGTTGTTGACGGTGGGATCCGTGCCGGCGCCGGTGACGTCGTTGTCGAACGTGCCCGCGGCCGAGTCGAAGATGTTGACCGGGTGATCCGCCGCGAAAAAGTTCTTCGTGTCCCAGCACGCGGGGTTGTCTTCGAGCTGGCCAGCAATGATCTCGTTGAGCAGCGACTTCGCCGCCGTCGCCATCGCCGCGGGCTCCGCGCCCCAGCCGATGAAATCGGGCGCCTCGACGATGCTGGCGAGCTCGGCGACGCCGTCTTGCCAGGTCTTCGGAACCATCGAGATGCTCTTCTCGAAGAGCGAGCGGTACTTCAGATCGCCGAGGAACTCCTTGTAGCCGGCCGCCGTGACCGGGATCGGCCACGTGGTTTTGAGCGCGCGAGACGCCTTGTAGAGGCCGAACTCTTTTGCCCACTCCCGAGCCGGCTCTTGAACGAGCGCCGCGGCGAAGTCCTGAGCGAACTCTTCGAGCGCACGTTGCGCGTCCTGAGATACGAGATTGAATTCGGAACCCATGAGCGATTTCTCCTTGTTCTCTCGTCAGTCGAATCAGGACGTCTGAATCTTGCGGGTGTACCGAAGACGCACGGAATGGATCATGAGGTCGTCGGTGCCGAGCGTTCCGGCGGTCGGTGTGACAGTGAACGTCATCGAATGAGCGCCGGCGGGAATGTCCGCGGCTGCGAGCGTGAGCGTGAGCTTCTTCGTGGTCTTCGCGACGGCATTGCCGACGAGGGCATCGGTGACGCCGCCGGCGTTCGCGTCCGCGTCGTGCAGATCGCCGTTCGCGAGAATGAACGCCGTGCAGGTCAGCGTGGTCGCGTCGCCGACGGTCGCGCCGCTCTTCGAGCAAAGGAACTCGAGTTGCGCGGCCGCGGTGTCGTCGAGGTCGGGCGGTAGCGACAGCTGGCAGAGCGCGGTGCCCGGCGTCGCGTCGTTGTTCCACCGAAGGTTCAGCGCCTCGGAGTCGGCCAGGTTGAAGCCGAACGTGGGCGTACCGGCGCTCACGAACTTCGCGAGTGGATCGCCGTCGGCATCGAGGAACGACGTGATCGGAATGTGCACGTAGGCGTTCGCCGTCGCGGCGTCCGCTTGCAACGCGTCGACGTCGATCTGCGCGGTGTCGAGCTGGCTCGCCTCACTCGCGGCGATCACGAGCATCGCGGCGACGTGCGGCCCCATCCACGCGTAGACGAGACCGTTGCGATACTCGGAGATGAGCCCGGCGATCGCGCGCGTGTCGGTGCCGTTTGTGAGCGCGAGCGTCTGATCGTCGACGACGAAGCAGACCTTTCCCGCGTCGTCCGCCGCGATGTCATCACCGCCGCCGCTCGCCGAGAGGTACCCGAAAACGCCGAACTCGACCTCGACCTGGACGGCATCGGCCGCGCCACCGAGCACGGAGCCGGTGCGGTTGTCGTAGGTCGCCGAGGCTTTGCCGACGACCTTGACGCAACCGGCCGCGATGAGACCGCCGGGCATCGCGCGACCGGAGGAGTCGAGGCCGACGATCGCGCCCTTGAAGATGCGGACGTTCGCCTTGATGGGGTAGGTGCCGCGCGCCGGTAGCAGCCCGGCGAATTCCGTCATGCGTTCGATCGACAGGCTCATTGGTCAGGCTCCCTGCACGTTCGTGGTATTGCTGCGCGCTCGGATGCCGGCGCGGGTTGCGGCGTACTTCGCGGGGTCGATCTTGCGTTCGGTACAAATCGCGAGCTCGCGATCGCTGAGCCCATGCGCGCCGGCGCCGCCCTTGGCCGGCGGGCGGATCGGGTCGTTCTCGCTGCGCGCGCCCTTCGGGGGGGTGAGAGCAGCCACGCGAGCGCGGAGCTCGGCGATCGGTTCCTTGGCCAGGCGCTCACACGGCGTCTTGCCGTCGGGAATGCCTTCCTTGTCTTTCGCCCACGCCGTCGCCGGCGTCTCGGCTCGGAGCTTGACGAGCTCGCCGACGAGGCGACGCTTCTCGGAGCTCTCGAACGTTGTCCGCTCGGTGTCGAGCCGCGTGGTCTCGGCTTCGAGCTTGAGGTGCGACTCACGCCACGCCGTGATCTCGGTCATCGCCTCGCCAAGATCTTTGCGCCCGGTGAGACGCACGAGCGCGCGCGAAGCGGTGCCGAGCCGAGCCGCGGCCGCCATGGGCGCGGGCTGCTCTTCGATCGGCGGCTCCTTCGCCGCTTCTTCGGGTTTCGGCTCTTCGCTCACGCCGTTCGCGGCGTCGGTGACTTTCTTGACCATGGCGCCGATCGTCGCGATGACGTCTTCGACGGTGGCATCCGCGCCGAGGCCGAGGGCTTCCGCGATCGCGATGAGTTGCTCTTGAGTCATGGGGTCGTCTCCGCCGTTGAGGGAAGCCGCGACGAGCGGCTCGAGCTTGTCGGTTGCTGGCAATGCGGTGATCGCAACGTTGAGGATCCGCTTGATCCGCCGCGTGTTCTTTTCGAATTCGAAGACGGGCGAGATGTAGCGTTGACGCTTCTCGCGAAGGCGCGCTTCGCCGTCCGGCGTCCAGGTGACGTTAGTCGCCCAAAGCTCGCCGTTGCGAAGCTCGAGGCGACACCAGCCGCGCGCGTCGGGGTCGAAGTTCGGGCCCTCGTCGTCGAGCGACAGGTGCTCGAGGTCGATCATGATGTCGGCGCCGTGACTCTCGAAGCGAGCCATCACCTCGCGCGCAGCTTGCTCGTCGAAGAGCCCGCCGCCGTTCAACGTCGTGTTCATGCCCGCGGTGAAGATCCGGAACTCCGTCGGCGGCGCCTCGCTCGAGGCGAGGACGCTGAGCACCATCAAACCAGCATGGTGAGCTCCTTTGCGTGCACGAATTCTCATTCGCTGTTATCAACACAAATGGATCAACCGATATCGACAATGCAAACAGTTTCGAGCTTTCCAGTGGTAACCGTTAACGCAAAACGTCGGAGGTAAGCCATGGGCGCGCCGTCAAAACGAGCCAAGAAAATAAGGGTCGCCAGCGACTTCGACCTCATCCGCCTCGCGGCTGAAATGCGGCCCCCGAAGGTTTCCACTGGTTTGTATGCTTGGGAGCTCGATTCCATCCGCCGAGCTCGCGACGAACAGATGCTCGGGCGCTTCGAGCTCCCCGCCCGTCTCGCCGAGGCGACCTGGACCGACTACGCGATCTTCTCGGCGTTCTTGAACCGGCTCGCCCCTCAGCGCGGACTTCCGATCGCGCTCAAGCCGCCGAACGATAGCGCTCGAGCGGCGCGCGTTCTCTCGGAGGCTGAGGCGCTCTTCGGAAAGAACGGCGTCGGTATCAGCCCCGACACGCTCAGCGATATCGACGGTGCACTAGCGAACCATGGCGTGGCGTTCGCGATCAACGTGGTGACCCCACGCGACGACGGATCGCGCATCGACTTCGAGGTGAAGACCTGGCCGATCGAGTTCGTGCGATGGGACCCTTCGCGCCGCGCCTTCCGAGCTCGGCTCGAGGGCGGCTGCGAGGAGACGATCTGCCACGGCGACGGCCGATGGATCGTTTTCCAGATGCACGAGCACGAGCCTTGGAAGCACGGCTCGATCCTTCCGGCCGGAATGCTTTGGGCCGATCACGCGATCGGGGTTCGCGACCGCTCGCACGCCGGCACGATCCGAGGGAACGGGAAGTACGTCGGAACGCTGCCCGAGGGGATCGCCCTGCAGGACGAGGAAGGCAAGCTCACCCCCGAGGCCGCGGCGTTCGTGCAGCTCATGCGCGATCTCGCGAGCGTCGAGTCGCCCGTCGGCCTGAAACCGTTCGGCGCGGTGCTCGATCTCATCGTCGACAATTCGCAGGGCTGGCAGATCTTCAAGGAGATCATCGACGGCGGCGACAAGGCGGCGGACAAGATCTACATCGGCCGCGACTCGACGGCGGCGAGCGCCGGCGGCGACGGTGTCGAGTTCATGTTCGGCGTCCGTGACGACATCGTCGAGGGGACTTGCAACGCGATCTCGCGCGGGCTGCTCGAGGGGACGATCGAGCCGTGGGCGGCGCTCAACTATGGTGACTCGCAGCTTGCCCCGACGAGGGTGTATCTCCTGCCCGACGCCGATCAAGACGCGCGCCTCAAGTCGCTCGCCGAGCGAACGAAGGCGTTCTACGACGCGATCGATCAAGCGAAGAAGAACGGCTTCGAGGTCGATCAGGCATACGTCGACGCGCTCGCGAAGGAGTTCGACATCAAGGCCCCGAAGCTTCCAACGCAAGCGGCGAAGGGCCCGAGCGTGACGCTCGCGCCGACCGACGTCGCGAAGGTCACGAAGGTGAACGAGGCGCGAGCCAGCGCCGGCCTCGAGGCTCTCACGAAACCCGACGGCTCGCCTGACCCCGACGGTGAGCTCATGGTGTCTACCTTCGCCGCAAAGCAGGACGCCGTATTTAAAGCTTTGATCCCCCCGGCCACCGCGGGAGCGCCCCCGCCAAACCCGTCGGCGCCCCCGGGCGCCCCCCCGCCTGCATCGCCCGTAGCGCCGCCGAAACTTGCGGCAGTGCCTTGAAGCCTGAGCGGTAGTCCTTCTTCTCTTCTTCGCCGAGGCGCGCGAGATGCCAGACGAGCATGACGAGCGCGTCGAGCCGGTTCGGGCTCTTGCCCCCGAGCGAGGGATCCCATTCGGTGATCTCTTGCTCGAGCTTTGGTAAGTGCCCGACGAAGTGAATGAAACCTCTTTCAGCGAGCGTGGCGACCGGCTCAGCCCGGATCTTCTTTCCGCGCGTGGCAAGCACTTCGACGATCTTGAGCGCGAGAGACGCAAGCTCGCCTTGCTTGCGACGCATCGCGGCGCGCACGTTCGACGCGACGAGATCGCCGCCGCGGTTGCGTTCGACGATGACGACGTCCGTCTCGTTCTGCTTGCATGTCTTGACGACGTCGTCGCCCCACTTGTCTGGCTTCGCGCGCTCGTCGTCCGTCGCATCGACCCAAATGTAGATGTGCTGATCGACGCCTCGCCCGCCGGCGATGACACCCGTCGGATCGTTGTCGGGCCCGGTCGCGATACCGGGGTCGACCGAGACCGCCGTTTCCTCGAGCTCGGGCGCGGTGAGGACACGGTGGGCATCGATCACTGATGCGCGGAACAACGCGCCGGGGTTGTCGGTCAGGATCTTGCCCTCGAGCTCCTGGTCTCCGAGGCGCGTCCCTCCGTACTTTCCCTGCATTCGCGCGACGTATTTCGCCTTGAGGTTCGCCGCGTTCTCGGACTGGGACATCAGGATCGTTACAGTCTCTTCGTCGGCAATGATCTCGCGAAGGATCTGCAAGGGAAGCGGGGTGCCGGTAAAGAAGATCTCGAGCTCGATGGGACCGTCCAAGCGAGTCGCCAGCTCGATGTTGTGCCAGATCGTCTCGAGGTGCTTCCAGTGCGCGGGCTCGTCACACCACACGGTGTCAAGGTTCGGCCCGCGAAACTCCGGCTTCTCCGCGCTGTTGATGTACGCGAGCGCGCCGCCGCACGCCTCCGCGCTCGAGCAACCCGAGCACGTCGCGCGATGAAAGTAGAGGAGGCCCTTGTGCGGCTTGTAGACCGGTTTTAACCGCGGCGGGAAAACGGACAGGATGCCGTCGGCTCCGCCCTCCCCCATGATCTGGTAGCGCTCAATGTCGTCGAACGTCGGGCCGACAATGGCGATCCCTTGCGCGCCCGCCTCGATACGCCGGCGGAGTCGTTGGGCACCGGAAAGCGTTTTGCCCGACCCGCGCCCGCCGAGCCAAAAAAGGATGCGGTGCGGGATGTCCGACAGGTCGGGATCCTGTTTCGGGCGCGCCCAAGTTCCCCAGTCGTACCGAAGCTGAGCGAGTTCGACCATCGAGAACTGGCCGATGATCTCGTCGCGACTTTCCTTCGGAAGACGGGCAAAGCGTTCGGCAAGCCCCGGCCCCTTGAGTGCCTCGGACAACGCTTGCGCGCGTGTGACGGCGTCCGCGTAGTGCTTCTCGAATTCGGCTTCGCGCGCGGCCGAGGTCAACGGCGGCCCCTTCCGTACGGGTCACCGCCGCACGACAGACAAATGAAACCCGCCTCGGCTTTCTCGATGAGCCTTCCGAACTTGCGCCGCAGCTGCGCCGCCGCTTCGACGTTCGAAGGATCGTTCGCCGGGTCGACGGGCGCGCTCGGCGTCAGCTCAGCGATCCGCGTCGCGAGGCGCTCGGCGATCGTCATCGCCTTGTCGTAGTCGCCCATATTCGACGTCCCCGCCTTGACCGCGTCGCGGTGGTACCGGACGAATGCGTACGCCTCGGCGAGCTGCTCGTGCAGGTCGCCAAGCATGGTCGCGAGGTCCCTCGACGGGTCGGGGATCTGCATTTCCGCTAGCCGCTTCTGCTGATCGAGCAGCTTCGCGGCCGCCGCGTCGGGGGGGGAGCGCTTCCTTTTCTTGCGATCGCCCTGACCTCCGTTCGCCTCGAGCCCGGCGTCCTCCAACCATCCGAGGATCGTGGGGTGACTTACTCCCAAAGCCTCCGCGATCTCCCGCGAGCTCTTGCCCTCGGAGTGCAGCTCGAGCATCCGTTTGATCTTCTGCGGCGTCTTGCGAGACGGTTGCGGCATGCGGTGGCCTACGTCGTGCGGTTCGTTTCAATTGGGGCGGTAAGCTTCGCTAACCCACCGATATTTGTTGCCGAGG